CCAGTCATTGATGTGATGTTGTCGTTTACACCAGCAATCGCCCAACTTTGATCTATCTTCTGCCAAACAGAACCGTTGAAAATCAACCAGTCCCCTGCTTTCCAGTCAGTGATACCGTTTAGGTTTGTAGAACCAGCAGTGTCAACAACATAATAGTAGCCACTTGTCCCAACACTAGAAGTAAGAGTAGGAGAGTTTGTAGACGCATTCCATGTTCCTTGGTAATTCAACGCACCAGCAACATTACCCCATGAAAGGGTAGAACCGTTGGTAGTTAAGAACTTGCCAGAATTCCCTGATTGGCTAGGAATCAGATTGTTGATCTGGGTTTGGAGAGAAGCTAGAGTATCAAGTACAGACTGAGAAGTACCGCCACCATTAGTAATGACTTTGATGCGTTCTGCAAGGTCAGGAGTAACAACTTCACCAACATTGAGTTCACGACCAGAAGACAATGTAATAACAAGGCTACCGTCAAAATCAATGCGAGCAGCGGTAACAGACACACCGTCAACACCATCCACTCCATCACGCCCATCTCGACCAGCGTCACCTCGATCACCTTTAGCGCCATCTTTGCCTGATCTTCCATCTTTTCCATCTCGACCATCCTTGCCATCAGCGCCATCACGACCATCTTTGATGGATGCCACACGCTTTTCAATGGAGTTGCCCACATCGTCAAAACGTGAGCGAATGTCAGATTCAATCTTCTTTAGAGCCTGAACAACCAAGTCTACGTTCTCGCCAATCTTGCGCTTTTGCACTTCTTTGGCCTGAGCAACAGATTGCCGAACAGAATCCAAAACAGCCATTTGCTGCTCTGGAGTCATGTTTTTAAGGATTAACTCCTTGGCAAGGTTCTCGACATTCATCGCACAATTCCTGTCTGACTAGCACTCAATTGTTGGGTCAACTGATTGAGGAAATCTTCTTCCATGCCAGCCATCTTGTTATTCTTCTCTGACATCTGGAGTTCAACAATCTTAGACTTGTTCTTGATGTCGGCTTCTTTCAACATCAGTTCAGCAATCTTAACCCGCTTATCAAACTCCCTAGAGGCGGCTTCATCCTCATTTGGCAAGTTCTTAGTGGTTGCGCCAAGGACTTTAGCCTGAATCTCTTGAGGCATCAACTGTGCTTCCATCGACAGTTTCACAGCATTTGCCTTGTTTTCTTCAGCCTGAGTCGTGTTGACAGCAATCTGAGCCTGAGCCGCTTGCATCGCCAATTCAGCTTGCATTTGTTGCATTTGCTCTGCTTGAGGATTAGGTTGGCTCATCTCATCCAAAGCCGCAATCAACTCATAGCGGTTAGTCAAACTAGAGTTAGACAGGATACCTTTGAGGATGATAGGCAGAACTGGTGTATCTGGGCCAAGAGTCTGCAACAAGCCAATAAACTGCTTTTGCTCATATTCACGAGCAATAATGCCCAAAGTGGCAGTTGGGATGAAGTTCATGTCCACAGAGGGGTAACGCTCTGGGTCAAACTGCATGAACCTAAAAGCCGCTTTCTTGATGAACGGAATCAGGAAGTCTTCTTGGAAATTGACCAAAGTACGCTTGTACTTCTTGATGATGGTGGCAACAGCCATAGACATACCATCACCATCACGAGAAGACTGGCTAACCATTCCTTGAGAATCAAGAGTGCCAGTAGCTTGCAAAAGCATACGCTCAAACTCTTTAGCCGTTGCCAAGTTGTTTTGGTCTACTTCGCCAAACTTGAAGGGCATCAAAATCTCAGTTGGAGAGCCGTTTACAAGAATTGCCTTGCCTGGCTTGACTTCAAACTTAGCGCCACGAGGCAAACGAGTTGCATCCATAGCAATCATGGGGCTAGTAGTTAGCGCCAAAGAGTCTAGGTGGCTACGAGTCTGGGCATCAATAGCTTTTTGCATATTGAAAGCCTTCTCAACCGTACCCCGACCCAACAAACGATTGGGAATCGTGTCATCTTGATAGCTCAAGACTGGACGATCTTTCATCATGTATGGGTTTTCTTCAGCTTTCAGGAGTAAACCATCATTGGCAATGACCACAATGGCCTCTACCATGTCGGTATAGTCTTCAGCGGCTGAGTTTGAGGGGAATAACTCAACAATTTCCTTGTTTTCTTGCATATTGTTGAGGTATTCCCTTGGCACAAGGCCGTAATACGTCAACAACAGTACTTTTTCGTCCTGATACTGGCTTACCTCTTGTGTCGGCTCCAGATCAGTGTCTTCATAGGTGGGGGTGATGTCTACTTTGCGGTAGATACCCCGCTCAATACCACGCACAACCTTGTGAATCGAGACATACTTCTCTACAGCCACGCCCATACAGTCATCAATTGATGTCCCATTAGGGTCAAACAAGAAGTTCTTGGGGTTCACAGGTGTGATCTTGACCGCAATACGATCACGTTCAATCACACCAATAGCGGCTTGACCCTGCTGATTCGGGATGGGCTGAGTGGCAGGGATGTACTCTTTCTCAGTGGAAACAATAATCTCGCCAATGCCTGTTCCATAGATTTCAGCCATCAATTCGATCTGGTCGATAGATTTTCTGATTTTGTCTTTCTTAAAGTCTTCCATCATTTGGGCTTTGAGAGCCTCAACATCTAATGGATTGCCGTCTACATCCTTGAGATCGTCTTGGATGTCAAAGAAATCACCTTGACCAAAGATAGCTTCCATGATTTCAGCATGGCGGGTTTCTACGGCTTGTTGGGTAGCGGGGGTGACGATACGGCTACGCTCAGATTCACGAGTCTTGTCTTCTGCCGCCCATTGACCACGGAAGATGCGTTCGTACTCTAGCCAGTCGGGGAGGAAGTTAACGTCACGGTAATCACGCCAGCGTTGGCAGTGGTCAACGACAAAGGCAGTGATTTCTTTGTCAGCCTCTGTTGGCTGATAAAACTCGTTTTGCTCTAATTTCACTTGTTTGTCTGTTGCCATATGTTGCCCTAAACTCCAGAAATAATGTCCACGGGTTGCCACTCGTCTTCATCATCTGCCTCAAAGTAAGAGGTTATAGACAACTGATCTATATAACTAAGGGAGTCTGGCAAGTCATCCTGAACACCCTGCGATGGAAACATCAACAGTTGATCTAGGAACTCTGTCCAGTCTTCTTCCTTATTAAGCACTATTCTGCCATGCTCAAACCGTCCCTGCAATGCCCAAATCACCCTGTCTGACTTCTTCTTGTTCCCATGCGTCAAATCCACTATGTGAGCATATATGTTCGATTTTCGCATTAAATCGGACAAATAGGGAAGTACAGCATTCTTCAATGCCCCCCTCTCGATGCCAATGGATAGCGGCTTGTAGTCCCTGATAGCCATCAGAATGTTCACCGCCGTAGTCCGAATGTCCCACCGACCATGCTCAATCTTCTCTACATACCACTTGCCATCATCAGTGACCTTCACTATAGATATAGCAGTTTGATCTAACCGCTTCTTAGAGTTAGCGGCCTGTTTAGCCACCTCCTCAAACCCCGCCAAGTCAACCGCAATGAAATAAGAACCCATATCAGGGATTTCCCCATACTTAATCCACTCCTCCTTGAAGACATCAGAGCCAGCATTGTCAAAACTGGCTAGGTATTCTTGTTTAAAGGCAAAGCTGGACAGGGTTTTCTTGGCACTTTCGATTTCGCTAGGGTCTATAAGAGGGTTGTCCTTGGTAGTGAAGTGCCAAGATTTCCAGTCCTCATCCTCACCCTCTTGCCCTAAGTTGAACAAGTCAAAGAACCAATTTCTACCCTTTGGCGTACCAATAAACATGGCACGACCCTTCTTATCGGACAAGCTGGCCCTGATAACCTGTTCCCAAGTCTCTGGCTTAATATCTGCCACCTCGTCCAAGACTGCATATGTCAGACTGACACCCCGCAAAGTGTCAGGACGATCTGAACCCCTCACATATATCTTTGCGCCGTTAATCAAAGTCACTTCCATGTTGTTTACATGGCTACTCTGGATAATCTCACGACCTACATCCAATAGAACATCCCAGACAATCTGCCTCGCCTGACCCTGAGTCGGCGCAACGTACAGCACCGCCGAGCCACTTGGACAGCTAAGACCCTCAATCAGCAAGGTGGTCACGGCTAGTCGTGACTTACCACAGCGCCTTCCAGCAACCACAACCTTGAACCTCGTTTTATCGGCGTATACCTCTTGTTGCCACGGCAATAGCGCAAAGTTCAGATCAGCCATTCTTAGCCTCTATGTCTTGGATGTCATCTTCATCAATTGTCGTTGTGGTGGCTGTAGGTGCGCCAATCCCTGTGATATTGATGGTGACTGCACTCCTCTGGCTCTTATCCTTCTCAAACATACTCACAGGCAATGTACGGTCAACGCACATCTTGATAGCCGCCATCTGTGCGGGGTGATTGTCATTCAACGCAATGGAAATCATCTTCTCAACAACATCCTTACCGCTAGACTTGATAAGCATATCCTTCAACTCTTTTAACCGTTGATGGTCAGTCTTAGGCAAGGCCAAGGCGGGATTCCTAGCGTACTCCTGTATCTGCCGCTTTAGGCCAAATGTGCCTTTCGGCCTTCCAGCCTTCTTCTTTTGTGGATCTAGCGGGTCATCCTGAATGTCATCAATGTGTTCTATGTTCACGATTGTCCTTGGGGGTTGTGGGCGTGATGTTGGGGGATTATGGCTTTTTTTCATTTCCTATG